CACAATCATTGAAGAAGAACTTTGGGAAATCTAGTTATAGTACACGCTGACAATAAATGGAGTAAAATATATTCATGAGTGTTAGAGATCAACTATTAAAAGAGATAGAGAAGCAAAGGCGGCTTGGTAAATCTCAAAAAAAGTTTCATGGGTCATTTCTTGACTATGTTGAATTGGTTAAGAAAAAACCGAGCATTGTGAAGACGGCACACAAACGTCTATATGATGTTCTCGCTAATCACGGTGTTGAGACAATGCCTGATTCCGACCCTCGTAAAAAGAAGATTTTTGATAATGAAAACATAAAAGTTTATGACTTTTTTAAGAATGAATTTTTTGGTATCGAACGAGTCATAGAAAAAATTATGAGATATCTAAAGTCTGCTGCTCACAAGGGAGAGGAAAGCAAGCAAGTGCTTTTATTGATGGGACCGGTGGGGGCTGGCAAGAGTGCTTTAACTGAACACATTAAAAAAGCATTAAATGGTGAGACTTATTATCATCTAAAAGATGATCCCCAAAGAGGTGAACCACTCCAGCTAGTGCCTAGATCTATAAGATCAAAATTTACCAAAACACTAGGAGTGCCTATTGAAGGAGATATAAGTCCAGTTGTCAGACATCAGCTGCTCAAGGAATTGGATGGAAAATATGAAGATTATTCAGTTGTTGAGTCGACTTTTTCACAGAGAGGACGACGAGGAATCGCCACAGTTCCCCCAATGGATGCCAACAGTCAAGATGTATCAGTTCTTATTGGTAGCGTTGATATCTCTAAACTTGATCGCTATGCAGAAGATGATCCACGAGTCTTATCTTTGAACGGTGCATTCAATGTAGGAAATCGAGGAATTGTAGAAATGGTGGAAATTTTCAAAAATGAAATTGAATTCCTCCATACAATTATTACAGCAACTCAAGAAAAGCGTGTGCCCAACCCCGGGAAGAGTGATATGCTTCATTTTGATGGCGTAATCATCGCTCACTGTAATGAGGCAGAATGGAATCGATTCCAGTCAGAACATACCAATGAGGCAATTCTAGACAGGGTTGTCAAGGTTTCTGTTCCCTATTGTTTAGAAATTGATCAGGAAGTTAAAATCTATGAAAAGATGTTAAGTCAATCTGATTTTAACTCTCACATTGCCCCTCACACCTTACGAATAGCTGCAATGTTTAGTGTGATGTCGCGACTTAAGTCTTCTCAAAAATGTGATGTGCTCACTAAGATGAAGATCTATAATGGGGAGGAAGTGATTGAAAAAGGGCGTGTTAAAAGAATTGATATCAAAGATCTTAGAGAAGAAGCACGCCATGAAGGGATGACAGGAATTTCTACTAGATTTATAGCAAAATCCCTAGATTCTGCTCTTACGGATTCTGAAAAGAATATGATCACACCGGTCTCTGTGATCGAGTCATTAACTCGAGGTGTAAGAGAACAAATCATTGATGAGGAATTTAGACAAAAATGTCTAGAAATAATACAGAAGGTCGTTAGAGAGGAATATCTTAAAATTTTAGAGAATGAAATAGCAAAAGCATTTGTAAGTGCGTATGAAGAGCAAGCACAAGCTCTTTTTGACACTTATTTGGATAATGCCGAAGCATTTACTACTAGACAGCGCATAAAAGATCGAGTTACTAAAGAGGAACGAGACCCGGATGAAAATTTTATGCGTTCAATTGAAGAGCAGATTGGTATCACTGGATCAGCTAAGGATGGTTTTAGAAGTGATGTAACAGCTTATATGTTTGCTAAAATGCGCCGAAAGGAGAAGGTTGATTATCGATCATATGAACCACTCAAAGAAGCCATTGAGGGTTATCTCATCAATTCAGTCAAAGACATGGCTAGGATTATCACTAAGAGTAAAACCCGAGATGACGAACAACAAAAGAAGCACGGGGACATGATTCGAACAATGATCGAAGAGTATGGTTACAATGAGGACAGTGCAGAAGAAATTCTCGCGTATGCCTCAAATAATTTATGGAGAGATAGCTAATGATCGGAAAAATTGATATAAGTTTTCCGGAAGTTTTACTAGTATGCGGAACATGGACCCTTTCATCCGGTAATTTTGTCCTGGGTGTCGTGATGTGTTCCCTAGGATTTTTAGGAGCCTTCTTTAGAAGTGCGCTGAGAATACATCAGATAAATCAGGAAGAGCAGGCTAGACAGAATCTGTTGAAGGAAGTGAATAATGCGGGGTCAGAACTCGGCCAAGTCGTCATGTCCCTCTTTAAAGGCCCCGGATCAGGTGACAACAACGTTCACTAGACTGGGTCACACAACCTTAATACCCGGTGAAAATGTTCGACGCAGATATCAGTCGATGAAGACTGAACTGCGTGATATTTTGCAAAAGCTTCACACAGACAGATTAGTTTTAAACTATGGCTCTAGAGTTGCACCTGCTAAACCCGTAGATCTAATTAGAGTGATTTCTGAGTGGTCGCAGAAGGATGTTCTAGATCTAGCAATACGAAACATCATAGTAGACGCGATCCTTTCATCAGAGAACAAACAGATAGGTTCAGGAATCATCTGTGCATGCAGCATAGTACATGGACAAGCTGATAAATTATTGTCTGGGGCTTTAAGAAAGCATCGAACAAGAAGAAGTGATTTATCTAAGGTACTGCGATATTTTTTAGGATCCGGTATTGTATATGATTTATGTGAGGCATTACTAGAAATGGGTGGAATGTCTTCATCCATTCGATTTGATCTAAGGAAGAATAACGATTTCATAGTTCGACAAGTCAGTACTCATGAAATATTGGGTGTGGTGCACCCAATATTTGGAAAACACCCACCATCAATTGACTCTCCGGTAATTTTGGCAATTGATGGAACTGTGGAATCACTTGGTGAAATTGATCATCTTTTACAACGTGCTGCAGAAATTAAATGCACAGTGGTTCTATGTGCCCTTGGATTTGATCCGGATGTGGTTAATACTTTAGCACACAACTGGAAATTGAATAGACTTAATGTTTTACCTTTTTGGCTTCAAAAATTAGATGATAATCAGTCATTATTACAATTATGCGAAGAAATGAACATCACGTGCATAACTTCTGAGCGTGGGGATATGATTCATTCTCTCAAGTTAGATGAGTGTTCTAGAGTGAAGTCAATATTTTTATCAGATCAAAGCCTTGCCATTCAAGGTAAATCAGGTGATGCTAGTCATCTAGAAGTTTGTTTTCCCCACCGATTTAAACACATGGCCGGCTTGTTAGAAGATAGATGTAGAATTGCTCTTCGTGCTTGTGTCAGCATTTCTCACAGTGGACGCCCGGATATGACAACTATGCAGAATGCTATATTAGAAATGAACATACCCACACCACCTGTTTCTTACGCGGCTCTAAACATTGGAATTAGATCTGCAATATCGTGTGAAACAATCATTAGTGACTTGGGTGGAATAATAATCCCGGAATAAGATATTTACTATTGACTCTCAGCTGTATATTTTATATACTGGAGGTTGAAAATGAATAGTACTTCAAAAATTTGCAGAGACGTAATTGATACAAGAGATACAATCAAGGCACAGGTTACAGAAGTCTTATTGTCAGAATTAGTTGGTGGTGAAAAGATTTCTCGAGATGAGTGCAGAGATCTTTCATCCAAACTAAGTCAATGTATTGATGGTCAAGTGGATGGACTTATTGATAGAATTATAAATGAGTTCAAGTAAAGATTCTTCTTTAAAACTGCAAGGAATCAAACACTTATTACAGTGTCACTGTATACTTCCGCAGTATAGAAATTCCCAAGATCCGGTTTTTCACCAGTTCACTGTATTTTCTATTATCGACACAGAAAGTGATACGGTTATTCCAAAGTTTTCGGCATGCAATAATTGTGGAGCAGTGCATAAAGTCTTTGATATACAAAAATCAGAAATAATCACAGGACGTGATGAGGTAGCTACTTCAATGTCTATAGACGATTTTGTATTTTCTCTTCCAGGAGATTTGTTTGATTTATTACAGTCATACAACAGAGAAATTGCAGACTTTGAACATGCACAGTTCATATTAGAAAATAAATTATGGGGACAGCATATTGTTTTGTCCAGAGAAGAATTAGATGAGTTTGTACAAGGAAAGATGATCAAGTTTATGGATGAAACTCACTTCAAAGTTGAATCTTACACAATAAGGAATAGCGTCTAATGGGTATTAAAACTTACGGAGTTTCTGAATCGGAACGTGATATACTTGATTCAGCTCAATGTAGAGAAATTATACATGAAATTTTAAACTTTGGCATAAGTCAGACACAAGTACTTACGCTTATTAAACTTTTATCTTTGGAGTTAGAAGATAGAGAGCTTATGTTAAAGCTATCCGAGATCGTTGATAACAAGATTAAGAACGGTCAGGAAGAAAAAACGACTATTATTACATAGGAGGAAAGTATGTCGTCAATTTTAGATCAATGGAATGAAATTAAGGTGTTAGTTGAAACACTTGACTTAGATGTTGTTAAGAATGCCAGTGGTAATAAATCAGCAGGTGTTCGTGCAAGAAGAGGATTGCGTCTTCTCAAGACAAAGTCATCTGAACTTGTACGAGAAACTATTGAGTCTGATAAGACTGGTAAGGATTAACAAAGCACACGGGGACGAAATGGTCTCGACATGGTGTAGAAGAATAAAGGTGCAAGCAGCCAACGGTAACACATGGCTTGACAGTGTTGCAAACTTTTTAATTGCCAACGACAACGTTGAGTACGAATACGCCTTAGCTGCGTAATCGCGGGGTCTCCATCGACCTTGTTATCAAATGATGGATAAGTGGTTGGTCCCACCGAAATAAACAAGACCAGAATGGTTACCCTGATTTTAGCAGGTGAGACCCCGATTCTCGATAGGGGCGGTTGGAAACATTGAGATACTTTGTCAGTTTAGAGAAAACTGTCCAAGCTTGTGAACGACCTGATTTTGGATGCATTGTGGACCCGGGTTCGACTCCCGGCGTCTCCACCATAAAGAATCGATCTGTCGAAGATTGTTGAATATAATACTTAGTGACATGAGGAGTTTATCATGAGTGAAGAGAATAGAGATGATCTCTATATAAACGAACAAGGTAGCATTGATGAGTTTGATTTCGTCGGAGCGTATTCCGACGTTGATGATTCAGTAGATTCAGAGGCACTACCAGAAAATACAGCTGATAGTGCTATCAAGTGTGCTTTTGTTGGTGTCGGTGGTGGTGGAGGAAAGCTGGCTAAAGCTTTCCTAGACTTAGGATTTAATAAAACACTACTGGTTAATACTACAGTTAAAGATCAGCCTGTGGGTATTGATGAGTCACATTTTCTACTCATGCCTGGTGCTGATGGCGTGGGCAAAGATGTAGAATTGGGTAAAAAAATTCTAGGTGAGAATAGTGCACTAGTTGAAGATGCAGTTCGAGCTAGAATCGGTTCCCCAGACTGGATATTTGTTTTAGCCGGTGGCGGGGGCGGAACAGGTAGCGCGTCTCCTATATTACACAATGCACTCTCGAGACACCTAAAGTCAGTTGGTGCTACAGGAAAAGTTGTGTACGTAGTTTCAAGACCTAGCGCTCAGGAACTATTAAATTCAACTATAGAAAAGAATTATCAATCAGTACTAAGTGATGTTTCCCCACACCCACATATCGTAATTGATAATGAAAAACAGTTGCAACTACTTCGAAACAAAGTAGGAATGCTAAATCTTTACCCTGTGGCAAATAAAAATTTCGCTCAGCTTTTAGCACAGGTATTCAAATTAGCAGCAACGCACACTGATATACAAACTTTTGACTCTAAAGATTTAGAAAAGTGTCTTAGTACCGATGGGCGTATTGTCCTTGGTAGCACCCTTATTAAAGATACGGATCGCCGTGATCTTGGTGCAGCCGTTTTGCAAGGATGTATTAGCGCATCACCCTGTCCACCGCCAGATGGATCTAGAAGCAAAGCAGGGGCTCTAATGCTTGTTGCTTCTTCTGACATGGCGGGTGATCCCAAAGTGAGTAAAAATTTAGAAGCAGCCTTTAGTTATGTGGGAGGCAGGACCGACACTCTATTTTCCGGTGTCTACATTAGAGAAAGACTTCCGGGCCTTATCGCCTTATGCTTACTCGCCGGTTAGGGGATCTAACAGAGAGATTGACTTCGAATCACGACGAAGTTTTTTTAGGATTGATTTTTCAATCTGACATACGCGCATTCGCGAGATTCCGTAATAATCTCCAATCTGTTGCAAAGTTTTGGGACCGGTCTGAGCCGCGATTATTGAACAATTTAATTCGACTTCGGCGTTCAACCAGTGACGACAACCTATCTCTGAGCAAGGTATGTTAGTGTCATCTACTAATTGATAACACAGTTTATTTTCATTATCATCATTTTTCATTACAATATGCTCTCCACATAATACACCTTAATCACAAAAGAGAGGCTTTACAATGAGTCGAAGAAAGCTGCTAATA